CATACCCCAGAATGAAGGAAGATTTGGTCCAACTTTTACACCACCCCATACTTCATTAATCCATATCCAATCAATATGATCACCATATAATAAATTGTCCTTATTTTTATTTTTAAATAGTCTAGTATCATAGATTGGTTTGTTCTCAACCTTGTAATCTTCTGTAACTATTTCATTAGTAACTTCACCGTTTTCAGCTACACTAGTAAGATGTCCTACTTTTCTTTGAGACTTCCAATAGATTGTAGATACTCTTAATAAGAAAGCTGTACCTTGATCATGGTAATCTTCACCTTCCATTAAGATCTCATTAATAATATCTCCTTGTCCTACAACAGTACCTGCCATAGCTGAAGTATATTGTCTGTATGCTAAAGAAGGCATATTAGTATTCCATTCATGTGATCTAGTACCATCATAGAATGAACCATCATTTTGCATACCACCAATTGTATATCCTGCAGATCTAATTGGATATACAGCTTCTAATGCCGCTAACTGCTCTTCAGTCATGATATAACCATATCTATCAATAACATCAGAGGCTGTCATCATATCTGTTTTACCTACCCAGTTAGACTGAGAGATATATCTTGAGTCTGGAGATTTGTGATAGAATGTGATAGCTGGATTCCAAAGTTCTACTTCATAATCATCTTCCATCATACGGAAGTGCCAGAACTCTCTATCTGTAATAAGCATATCACGGAAACCTCTTTCCTCTAGCTCATCCATTTTAAATCTCTCAACATCTACTTTATGTTGATGACTTGCCCATTCTTCCACCATTGATCTATAATCCTTTTTAAAGAATTGTTCAATCTCTGGTAAAGTTTTAAGTTTTTCTGGATCTAATTGTTGTTGTGCTTCTTCTGATTCTGGATCTAATCCTTGTTCCATTAAAGCTGCAGTAAGTTTAATTTGTGCATCAGAAAGTAAAGTTTCTTCAACCATCTTTCTCTTTTGCTCAATCATCTCATTATATGAGAACTCATCTACAGCACGGTAAGTAAGTTTAGTTGATCTTTTAGCAAATTCAGCTACAAGAACATTAATAACATTTGGGATAATAGGATAGAACTTTAACTCTAATGCTGACTGGTCTTCTTTAGTAAGTACTTCAACAATATCTCTATATTCATTATTGTCTTCTACTATGTAGTCAGACTTATCAATAACACCTTTTGCTAGTTTGTAATTCTTCATTAACCTTCTAGCATTTCTACGGATTTGTTTTAGCCCTTGCCATTCAATCCAGTCTAGGTTCCAAGCAGCCCATTGTTCATCCTTTTCCTTTTTAGGAATAAATTGTAATGGTTGTGTAATTGAAGCTATTCTGTTATTATCAGTTTTAGCCCCCTTCTTGGCTTGCATTGCATTTATGATTTGCATATTCCTTTACTTTAAGTTTTTAAATGGGGATCTTTTATGTTTCTGACCATTTGCAAGTTGACCTCTCCCCATGTGTCTAAACGGACTTCTATTTAATTTAAACAAATTTTCTGACTTTTGCAAGTTTTTAGCAGCATCATCCATGATAACTCTTTTTGCATATCCTCTATTTGCTTGTTGTATTCTCATAAAAGCTACAAGTGCACAGAAAGAAACTAATCTATCCACATTGACACCTGGAGCATATTCTCTCATCTCTACTAATAACATAGGATCTGGTATTCTTTCTATACCGTACTTTGTCCGTACAATTGTACCATCTGTTTTAGTTTCTACATCCAACTCTTCTTTAGTATACTCAATAGCATAATTAAGAAGGTGTTGTTTAAATAATGTACCAGTATTTTTCCAACCATACTCCTGGAACACGTTAGTATTAGAACCAAGATCTTTTAAGAACATGATCTGACTCTTAGGCACTAAGTACTTTTGTTTCTTTCTGGATATCATATACTGGATAAATAGTGAGATGTTGTTCTCAATAAGTGTCCAAGCATTGTACCACTCTATAATTAATTCCAGTCTCTGGTGTGTTTTGTTAAGATCATCAAATCTACCACACCAAGTAGCTACAATTCTATCTGGTTCTATATAAGTTTCTGTCTCAATGCCTGTTACTTTAGTAACTTCTACCGGAGCTTTCATTATATAAATAGAACATAGTGATTCAGAAGTTGTTGTTTTCCCTTCTGAAACGGGGTCAATAGAAGCATAATACTGCCCAAAGGTAGGATCTTTAATAGGTCTTTCCCATACTACAAGACATCCAGTTTTATCTTCAGTCTTCTTAGTAATAGGAAATTCTTTAATAGGTTGTTTATTAGATGCTTTAACAATAGGTTTACCATTCTCATCTGTACTAATATCTAAGAACTCATATGCATATTCTTTTTCTTCTATTCTTCTAGCTTGTGCAGCAACAAGATGTGGAGGGAATACAGATACAGATCTATGAGCAAAAGCTTCTTCAATGTTTCTTGGTCTCTGAGATATTCTTAACTGGTAAGTTTCTGGATCTAATTCTTTTTTCCAGATTGCAAATTGTTCATCTAAAGCTTTTAATGCTTCTTCTACAAGTGAATTACCATAATCATCTATATATGGAGGCATTGACCATTGTTCAGGAATAAATAAACCTGACATACCATGAGTACCTTTTGAATCTATAAGATCAGTTTCAACAGCATACACATCACTATCTCCTGGTGATAGTATCATTTTTCTCAATGGTTCACATTGAGATAAATCCCCTACAGAACCTGCAGCAATAAACATCCCTGTAGTAATTAAACCAGAAGCCATAGCTGGACGCATGTACTCATATGTTAAATCCATCTTTGGTGCAATACCAGCTTCCTCATGAAAGAAGTATTTTACTGGACCCCCTACACCATTTGTAGGATCTTTTTCAAAAGACATACCTTGCATAGTACCTTTTAAACCTACTTCTGTTTTTCTATCTCCTTTTCTAACTTCAATCTTTTGTTGCCACATTAACACTTTATCCGGAGACATTGGTCTATACCATGCAGTATGTTCATTTAAGAATGCGGCATACTCAGACATAAATTTCCAAGAACCTTTCTCATTAATATAATCCTTAAGACTTGCCCCCATCTTTAAAGTTACCCCAGCTTCAAACCAAAGCTGATTAAGTAACTTAGACATGTGAAAATAAGAAGAAGCTATCTGACGTTTCTTTAGAATAGCTACATGTTTATAATTAAGTTCTGCTAATAGTTCATATAATGCCATGTGATATTGAGCATCTCTTACTTTAGCAAATCCAAAGTTTTGTTCTTCCTTATCAAAGATTGGTAGGAAGTTTAACCACATGTAATAATCCCTAGTTAGATACCATTTCTTATTACCATTAATATAAAATACACCTTTTCTACATTTATGTTTTTGGTCATCCCAGTAGTTTATAAAGTCCTTAGATTTAAAAGGAGCAGTGCAGTATACTTTATTTTGATTAAACTTTATAGATTGTTCATTAAATATAAAACTTGTTTTATCAAACTGATACTGACCCGGTTCTTTAAAAAGTTCTTTTATAGCATTAGTATATTCTTCTCTAGACTCAAAAGAAACTGTAGTCCAAGTACCATTATCCCAACAGGGTATATCTTGATATATCTCACTCATAATTAACTGTCATACGCAAGCCCCTGACCACCTCTAACTTTACTTGACTGTTCATCTTGAAGATCTTTGTAGACTCCTTTAAATGATGCTCTAATCTGGTCAAAGTTTTTGGCTGCAGCAACTAGTGAATTAATATTTCCATCTCTTCCTGCTGTAATACTTGTAGTCTCCATATATCTAGCTAATCTATCTAACATAGATGCCATACCTTTGTATGCTCTAGATGTTGGAGTCTCATACATTCTTTTGCAGAATTCTAAAGCAATAAAGATATCTGTATCTTCTGTTGAAAATTCTGCTTGTATTTCTGACAATATAATATGTTCTTTATCTATCTCAGGAGTATGAAAAAAAGGATTCAAATCTGGATTAGGACAAGTCATATAAAATAAATACAGATAGATCTTAAGGTAATCATCTGGATAATTATCCATAACATCCTTAAGTGCTTTTAATGTATAGCAATGTTCTGTTGGAACTACTACACCATTTTGTACATCAAATAATCTTACTATCATTTCTTTTTAATTTTATCTTTATTATCATGTACATAATGAACTATACTAAGTACTTCATCTATTAAATAAGGCATTGGTATAGGAATAACTTCTTTAACAATTGGATTACCCTCACTATCTAATTTAGCAATAGGATACCCATATTCATCTTCAGATTCTACTTCAAATGTAACATGATGTATAAATATTCTTCCTGGCTTTAATTTAGGATTATGCTTTAATATAATATACATATAAATACTAAGCTGTAAAGCATAATGATTAAAGTTACAATCATCTAATCCATCTAGGGGATATAACATCTTTTCAGATTTACCTTCCCAATCAACAAAAGATTCTGTCTTAATTTCTTTATTTGTTTTATAGTCAATGATATTTACTTTACCATTAACTACTTCAACTAAATCTGATTGCCCACATATACCAATAGATTTTAAGTATACCATGTGTTCTGGATATACTCCAGGCTCTAACTTTTGTATTGGAGCCTTTCTTATACCATCACTTTCACCAGATGGTGCAATAACCGGAATAGTTATACCTTCTCTTTCCATAGAAGCTAAAGAACATAGATCAGTTTCTCTTTGATTATGATAGTATGTACCTAATGTAGTAGCTCTATCTGCTTCATTCTTCCAGATGTTCTCTATTTCTTTAGGCTCAATCCCATACCATTTAGATCTTTTGCTTTTAGAAACCCTTTCTGCTACTTTTTTAGCATCAAAAGATTTCTTTAAATGAGATATTAAAGTTGTTACACTTACCCAATCTATCTTATCTGATCCATCAATACTTTTGTATGAATGGTCACTAGCACTAAATAGTATACTCATAACTATGCATTTTCTATAATTGAATTAGCTAATGTTCTAGATCCTTCATCTTCTGACATTAACATCTTTCTAATATTTGCAACTTCTTCTTGAGTAAACTTACCTTCCATACCAAGTACTTTAAGTCTAAGAAGTGTATATTGTAACTCAAGAATTTGCATCTTTTTTTCTAACTTAACTAAGTTGTCTTCATAAGGATCACTTATAGGATCTAAATGAGTTCTTTTAGCTTGTTGCAACTGTTGCCATAAACCATCAATTGAAGCATCTGTATCTAAAGTAGTAAGAACTTTACTAGGATCATTTACTACTACACTTGAATGTTTTAAAGGATCATAGCCATTTATATCTACATACATAATATTAATCTTTAAGGTTATCTAATTTATCTTCTTCTTCTTCTGATATCAATGCTTCCCATTTATCTAATGGGCATGAAGAAGATAGAGATCTAGTCTTAAATCCAAGAGAACAACCACATTCATTACAACAAGGAGCCGTACCTTTTACAGCACATTTCTTTCCTTTGCTTGGACATTCATCACAAATAGCATGTCTCATTGCAGCAACTTCTTCTACAAATTCATCTCTAATAATTGAATTCTTAATACCTTCAACTATCTTGTGTCTTTCCTTCCAGATTGTTTTCAATATACTCATTTCTTTTAATTTTATGTTTAGCTTTTCTATCTTCTTCAATTAATATTTTTTCTTGTAAAATCTTTAATTGACCTAACTTAACTTCTTTATTCTTTTTACCAAAGTATGCACTAAAGGTAGATACATCATGTGCATCTAATCCTTTTTCTATTCTTGGTATAGTTTTTTTGACTAAGTTAGTTTTAATAATAAAATGACCTAATCCTTCTACATTTATTCTAGGGTCTGTTAAACCACTTAACATTTGTCTTATATGGTTATAATAAAAACTTATTGTTTCTTCTACTAATGTATCAGATATATTAAGTTCTTCTGCTACTTCTTTATAAAGTCTATTAGCCTTCTTGGGATTCATGACCTAAAAATTTATAATCTAATAGAATTGTACCTTCAGTTTGAATTTTTAAATTGGGGTTAAGCATAATGACTTTTTTATTTTCACTATCCTTAACCACCAAGTTATTTTTTTCAGCTTTATTAATACAATTTCTAACAGTCTGAGGTGATTTAAATATCCACTCTTCTTCTGAAGAAGCATCATAACAAAAATGTGTAAGCTCAATAGGTTGATTGAAACTTAATAATGTTAAGCAATTCAAGTCTGACTCACTCATTGTTATTCTGTTTACAAAACAATGTGTAAGTATTTGGAATTTTACTACATCCCATTTAGGCATCTTAACCTTTTTCTGAACTTGATTTACTAAAGCCATGATTACTCTTTTTTAAGTTTTCTTTTTTTAGGATCCTCTTGTGCAGCAGCTTCTGTTTCATATCTTTCCTCAGTTTCATGTTCTTCTGGGTGTTGCATTTGATACATAGCCATAGATAACTGAGCATCCCATTGGAATTTTTTGAACTTAGATTCAGCTATGTCCATAAGAAGTTTTTCATACTTAACTTGTGATTCTAAGTAAGGAATAGCATCATCAAAATAAGCCTTCATTTCTAACTTTCTTTCTACTAATTGTTCTGCAGTTAGTTGCTCTAACTCTTCTTGTTGGTTATTGTTTTCCATGTTTATACTTTTTAAGTTTATACAAATATACAATTTTTTGTTTAAACAAAATAAATTTAAATAAAAAATCCAGATACATAAGTACCTGGATCTGAGAATATATGATGATTTATTCTACTTTTTCTTTTTTACAGAACCCCCCATTTTTTGTTTGTCCATTGCTTTTTTAGCACCATAAGCACCAGCACCAATTGCTCCTAAACCTAAAACAGTTCCTACAACTTTACCAGCACCTTCACTAAACTTGTTCCAGTTTTTACGTCTTCTGTTTACTCTAGCTGCTTTAGCTGATTTACATCCAGGACCTCCTGGCCAGCATTCTCCTGAAGAACCACCTTCTTCATAACTTTTCATTGATCTAATGATCTGATTTTTAGAATGTATCATAATTATCTGTTTTTTATTGTTAAGTTAAATAATGTAAACATATAGAACTCTCTAGATATATCTACTTCTATAGTTAAAATATCCAATGAAGATATTCTCAATCTAATTGATAGTTTATCCCATTGTTTATTTACTGATTTCCAACTGTTTCTAAACTTCATGTCTACTTATTTATATGGTAAATACTTAGTAGCTCCTCCTTGCTTAACAGCTTTTAAAATTTGCTTACGTTGTTTTCCAGTTGACTCATAAGATACATGAACCCAGTCAGGATTAGAATCTGTACCAAATTCCCAAATCATTTGATCAAAATTTACATTCTGTCTTATAAAGTCAAAAACTTGTTTATTAGTAATTGATGTTCCATCCATGTCAATATCAATTGCTTCACCTGTACAATGTTGTGAGGACAAACTTCCCCCTACCGCAGTATTCAAGGCTTTGCTTCTGTACCCAGAGCTCAAATGAATAGGAACCCCAAAGTGTTCTCTAATTGGTTGGAATACATTCTCAGCTAACTTTTTAAAGTTCTCAATGTGTTCTGGAGTTGGCATATTGCTAATTCCTTTTCTTTTAGCTGTTTCACTTCTTGTTACTTCTGCTAATGCTAAATTCTTACTTAATTGCATATTATTTATTTTTAATTGTTAATCTACTACTTCTTCTGAAACTTCTTCTTTGTTTTCAGCTTTTTTCTTTAATGACATAATTCTTCCAGCAGTTGTAATACCAAATGCACCAAGTGTAAGAATCATAAATCCATCAAAGATAAACTCCTTGATAATCAATTCTTTACTTAACATTCCAGTTACTACATCTACTAATAATACAAATACCATAGCAAAGAAAGAGATTACTCCTACAAATGCTTGTTCATTAATATTATTATTGTCACTAATTAATTCTTTAAAAAACTTTTTCATTGTTTATAATTTAATAAGGGAGCTAATGTTACTTTAGGTCTCTTAGGTTTAATAATATCTGTATACCAATACTTATGTGGTTCTTCCTGATCTTCTTCTGTATTTACAGGTTCATCATATCTATAAAAAAATATATCCCCTGTATGATCATCCTTTCTAACATAATGCTGACTTAAATCTACAGAATACACTAAAGTATCTTTCCATGAATAATATAACCATGTGTTATTTATTGCAGCATTTAGTAACCAATGCTCTAATAAATCTAATCTTTTTGCTAATTCTAAGTTATAGGTAAATGTTTCTATAAGTTCTGTCTTCTGAATTAGTAATGTATCTTTAATAGCAAGTAAACTATCTTTACTAGCTACCTCAATTTTAAAGGCAGCTATCTTAGCTTTCTGGCTTTCAAATATGTCATTGATATTCTTTGCTTGTGCTTTTGTAAGAATAACAACTGAGTCACCTTTAATTACCGTCTGAAGCGGGTAGTTTGATTGGCTGAAAATCAAACTGCTCACCAGTAGACTGCTTAACATTAATAGCTTTTTCATCTGATAATTCTTTTTTAATATCTTTTACAACTGCATTAGTGCTATCTAGACTTCCAATAACTTCTGAAACCATAGACTCTAAATTAGCTTTATCTTCTACAAGTGCTTCATTCTTAGCCTTTAATGAAGATACACTCTTTTTTAAAGTTCCGTTTTGTTTTGTAAGTGTCTGATTTGCAGTAGTAAGAACTTCATTCTTCTCTACCACAACAACATGACCATGACCAGTTGAGAATACTTGAAAACAAATAAGTGCTATAAATCCAATAGCAGAACCTAATATGATTCTTTTATTCTTTTTCATTTTCTTTTACCAAACAATGTCAAAACAGTTTCCTTTAAGCTTTTAGAATGTTCTGTACTTTCTTCTAACTTTTTTTCTAAGTCTTCTCTGTACTCACCCTCTAGCTCTTCAACTCTTGTTCTATAATCATCTTCACTCTTCATAAGTCTATTTAAAAATACCCAGCATAAGTATCCTAATCCTAGAACAGCAAATCCTAAGATACCATATTGTGTTAGACTTTCAAATATTCCAAATGACATGACTATTTACTTTTAGTTGTTCTTGTTTTCTTTTTAGTTGTTTTAATTAACTCTTCTTTAAGTCTATCTTTTTCAGCAAGGTGTCTTTTAATAAAGATCCAAGCAACATATCCTAAAGCTAATACAGCTAATCCAGCAGGTCCATAGTTTCCTAGTTGACCAAATACTCCAAAGTCCGGAGCTCCGTTTGCTACTGATGTTGTATCCATTTTAATTATGTAATTTTAACATTAATTCTTTTACTGCAGTAGATAAATCACTTACATTTCTTGCAAGCATTTTAAGTTCTAATTGAGTTTGTTCTTGTATTGCTTGGTATTTTAATCTTGCTTCTTGTTCTACAAGTTCTACTTTACCTTTTAATTTACCCATATCTTCTACTGTTTTTCTAACGTCCGTGTGGACCATTCTTAAAAAATAACCTATTACAGCTAATGCAGTAATCAGACCTGCTTGAATCAATTCTCCGTATGTCATGGCTTTAATATTAATGCACCAGCTAATATCCCATTAAGGATAAAAGACCAGTTCCGTTGTCTTTTTATTTTTTTTATGTCTAGGGTTAAGGATGATATAATAGTGTCCTTAGAATTGATTATATAGCGTTGTGCTGTAATTATAGTATCTTGACTAGCAATGATTAAGTCTTTCTCTTTATCTCTACGGTATAAAGTATGAATCATTGTATCCTGGATCTGCACAATACTAAAAGTATCTCTTGCATTTTTAACAGCTTCTAACTGTGACTGTAAATCAAAAAGACCATTATTAAGTTGAGATATAATAAGTTTACTGTTGTCAATAACTTTACCTTTCTCTTTAATAATAGTCTCCTTACCTTCTATTCTTTTCTCAATTGTTTTTTGAGTAGATATAGGGTATACTTGTTTTGGATCTCTCATTAATAAGACAAAACACATTACCCCTAAACAAAGGGTTAAAATTATAGATAAGTTCTCTTTTTTAAACATAGACACCATATCTATAATATACAAAAAAATTACATAATAGGTGCCTAATATTAGTAAAAAGATTACCTTTTCTTACTGATCTTTAAATATTTATACCAAATTCTTTCATGAAAAAAGTATACAATTGGTTTAATCATTAATTCACCTACTCCAAGTAAAGAAGATACTTCAAGTGACATCCCTAAAGAATAAGCTGAGATAACTGTAATTAGAGTACCTAAGATTCTATAAGAAAATGTTTTTAATATATGCCGAATCATTACAGACTCTTCTTTAATAGTTATTATGTAAGCTATATTATTTTTAATATTAAGATATCCTTCACAACTGACATGCCATTTATAAGCTTGAATTTCTTCTATCCAATCTTTTGATGTATATGTATGACCATCTACTATAACATTAGATACTAAAGTTTCTCTACCATCAGTTATTAATCTCCACTGATCTTCTTCAGAAGTAGATACTGTATTAAATCTAATTTGAAATTGTTGAGATTTTACATTCATAATTTTCCTTTTTTATGCATTTGTTCTCTAACTTTTGTTGCTGATATCTCTCCTATTTGTACGGGAGGTACATGCTCAATGATATCATAACCAACTCCTCTACCAAACTCAATTGAGCATATGTCAGGGATGATACTAACTTTAACCACACCTTGACTGCAAAGTTCTTTATATTCATTATTAATATTGTTTAATACTTCTTCTGCTGTCCATGGATTTTTTGTATCTGGTGCAGTATCTCTTATTGCTATCCAAACTTTTTTTCCATTATCTAAAGCTTGATTAAATAAAGCTTTATGACCATCATGAAGTGGTTGCCATCTACCTACAAATAAAGCATATTGTTCTGGCTTTGCTGGTAATGATGATCCTACATGTACTATTTTTTCCCACTTGTTTTCCATACTACGTCTGTTATATAATTAATACATGCATCAATTGAATTAGTGTCTGTGTTTAATATATGTACTCCCTCAGATGCAATAGGAGTTTCAAAATCTTTCACATGATAGTTTTCTCTTCCTCTAGGTTCTTGATATGTAAGATAAAAGAAATGAGTTTCTGGATGTAGTTCTTTTATATAGCTTCTTACTTCTTCATAAGGAAATACCATAGAATAAATTACATTTGACTTAATTAAAGTCTCATGCATATAATAACCTATATCACAAGCTTTAGTAAGATTTTTAATTCTACCTTCTTTAGAGTAATCAGTATTCTTAAATATCTCTCTAAATTTATCTCCATCTATTATTTCTGAATCAGAAAGTTTTTTAGCTAACTCTAAAGCTAATGTACTTTTACCAGAATGGGGTTGTCCAAATAATACTACTATCATTGTTTGTAATTAAAAGCTTGATTAAACCATTGATAATTATTCCATATCCAATCTACTACATCTTTACCTAAAATATCTTTAGCATTAGAAGGAACTACATCTAATTTTTTTCTAATAACATGATCTCCAAATGCACCATATACCGCATCATCTTCTTGAGTAACTTGTTCTATATTATCAAAGTCATGTTCATATTCCGGAATACCTAAGTAGTTATAAATACCTTTCATAACTTGTTCTGGGTATAAACATAAATCTTCAAACTTAACAAAGTGTATTTTCTTATCTGTACCCATTCTAAAGATCTCTGAGAGTCTTTCTAATGCCATTCCTACAGGAACACCTTGTGCCCAAATATCTACTCTCTTAGGAACTGATGTGCCTTGCATTTTAGACCAATCTAAAATAGGATCTTGTTGCTCAGGATTCTTTCTATAGTTTTTTTCCATAGATGCAAAAACATCTTTAAGATCTCTAACCATACAAATAATCTTAGGCTCTGGATATATTGAATTTAAAAAGTCATAGTGGATACCCCAACCTCTTGATTTATCAACTACATATTTTTTATCAGTAATACCTTCATAAAATCCTATCATCCCTTTTTGACAAAACTCTAAGAAACCTTTTTTCATTAGTTCAGAATCTTGTGCTTTAAATTCAAGAGAATTAGTATAGTTTGCTCTAGCAGCAAATACAAGTTCTAATACTCCTGAAGTAGGAGTAGCATATATATCTGTATTTTGTGCTAAAATATTTTGTAATAAAGTGCTACCAGACCTAGGAATGGAAGACTGAAAGAATAATTTTTCCATTGTTATTTACTTAAAGATTGTATAATAGATTCTACATTAAAGATTTCATCTTCACTATTGTATGGAAATTCAATAAGATCTCCTGCAATGTTAAATTTAGATAAATAAGCATTTTTTAATTCAGGCTTATTTGTAAATTTATTTGCTACAATATTAGTATGTAAATCATAACCAAATACTTCTGGTTCATTTGTTATCCAACATACTGTTGAAGGTAAACTTAAAGCACTTGCTACATGTTGTGCAAAACTATCTATCAATAATCTTTTACTACTTAAAGTTAATAATACACAAAGCCCTCTAAATGATTCAGATACAGGAATAGTATCAGCATAACCTATCTGATCTTCTCTTTTAATATGAACAATACTATAATCATTTTTAAAATTTTCAATGATTTTAACTATTGCTGTAGAAGGTAAATCTCTAGCCCAAGAATATCTATGTTCTGTTTGAGCACCACCATTTGTTTGTAATAACAATATAGGTCTATCACTTACAAATTTGTTTTGAAAATATTTTAATTCTCTTGCAGTAAGATTAATTACGGGTTGTTCTCCATTGTATGGAATATCAAACATTTCACACCAAGTCTTAATTAAGTGTTCATTTTGTTTAATATGATTAGTATGCAAATAAGGATCATTAGCAAATATCAAAAAGTTTTTATCTTTAATATACTCATCATAAAAATAAGATAATCCTTGAAATGTAAAAGATCTATAGACATCTTTATTATTTAAAAATATATCAGGATAAGCGGATACTACTAATAAGTTTGCTTTAGGAAATTTTTTCTTAATTGCTGAGCAAACAGCGGTGGCCATAACGCATTTACCCATGCCACCGCTAATTTGAAATACTATATTCATTGGTTTCTGTTTTAATTAACAGATACAAATATAATATATTTTTTTATTTTGCAACTACTTCTGGTGCAGTTGGGATTATATATGCTTCTAATTCAGCAACTAAAGCATCAATTAATGTAATATCTAAATCTTTAAAATCAACTCTGAATCCTTTATCTTCTTTTGTTTTAGGCAACCAACTTGCGTTCATATCATTGAATAAGTTAATTGCATGAAAATCAGTTGATGTTACTATATCAGTTGGTTTTAATGAATATACATTTTGAATAACAGCATTTAAAGTTGTTAATTCTGTTGAAGGGACTTGTTTGTTTAAATCTTTTCCTATTAATTGAGTTGTTCCAAATCCAAAGATATGGATTGTACCCCATGTTTTTTCTGTTGTTTCCATTGTTTTATTTATTTAATTATTTATACTATTGTCAATTTTCCCGCATTACTCCAAACTGAACCGCTTGGTAAACCCGCTGATGATGTTGGTATGTTCATAATAGAAAGATTATTTACAAATGTTGTACAAACTCTATCAGATGTTATATTTGAACCTACAATATAAGAGCAATTACAAGAAGCTAGATTATTTTGACCACCTAAAATACCCGAAGCATAAGCACTTGCCGTGTTTCCGTTTCCGCCACCTACAAAAGACATATCACCTGACGACAAGTTAACTATTCCTCCCGCAATTGAAGACCATTTACCACTAGCTGTGTTACCAATACCACCACTTACCGTTGAACAACCACCACTAGCTGTATTGCAACTACCACCACTAATGGTTGATTTATATCCACTAGCTGTGTTTGTAGCACCACCACCAATAAATGAATATTTTGAATTAATTGTGTTTTGTAAACCGCCAACAATTGATGACTGTAGTTGAATTACTGTATTTAGTTGACCACCACCAACAAATGAAAGTTCTCCACTTGCTGTGTTAGACTTACCACCACTTATTGTTGAATAATAACCACTAGCTGTGTTACAATAACCTCCACTTACTGTTGAATAATATCCACTTACAGTGTTTGATTTACCACCACCAATAGTTGAATAAATAGAACTTGCTGTGTTACCTTGACCGCCACTTACAGTTGAATAGTCACAAGTAGCTCCGTTGGAATCACCACCACTAATTGTAGAGACTAAACCACTTGCTGTGTTTGAATTTCCTCCACCAATAAATGAAAAATTACCACTTGCTGTGTTTTGTCTTCCACCGACAATAGATGCACCACAACCACTAACAATATTTATATAACCACCACTTATGGTTGAACAACATGTATATGAACTAATTGTATTGCAATAACCACCACTTATTGTTGAATAATATCCACTATTTGAATTATATTTACCTCCAACAACTGCTGAAAAGTCAAAATAAGCTTGATTGCTTATGCCTCCACCAATAAATGAACTACGACCGCTTGCTGTGTTAGAATAACCTCCACTTACTGTTGAATAATATCCACTTGCCGTATTAATCCCACCGCCACTTACTGTTGATTTATATCCACTTGATGAGTTAGATTTACCACCACCAACTGTTGAATAACAACTACTTGAAGTGTTATCTCTACCACCACCTATTGTAGAACCTACACCACTAGCTGTATTAAAATAACCTCCACTAACTGTTGAGGAATAACCACTTGCTGTATGAGTTCTTCCTCCTCCAATTGTTGAGGCATAGCCACTTGCTGTATTTGTAGAACCGCCTCCAACTGTTGAATAATCATTACTAGCTGTATTATAATAGCCTAATGCAGTAGAAAACTCTCCACTAGCACAATTATTGTTATTAATTCGTCTTGATGAACCCGCACCACTATCTAAATCTATAATACTTGTAGTACCTCCGCCTCCTGATATTTGTATAAGTGTACTCATGTTCTTAAGATATATAAGTTATTACAAATGTTGTTCCTGTAGCATTATAATTAACACTATTTAAAGTATTATTTAAAGCACCTGCATCAAAATTTACAGTTACTCCTGGTAATATAACACTACCTGCTATTGTACCATTAGCACTTCCTACATTAGCTATAGAAAAACTATATACTCCTGCTAATGTTGCACCAGTACTAGTACTCAACTCATAATGAGGAACTCTTGTTTGCGGAGCTAAAAATGATCCAGATCCCGAAATTGCTGCTAAGATTTTATCTAATCCTAATAACATTTTGTATTGCCACGGAAAGTTATTCCCTTTGTTTCCGTAATCTTTTAAATTTCCTATTGACATAATTGTTTATTTTAATATACTTTTGTTAGTGTAAAGTTTCTTGATACTATTGAATTACCAGCACTATTTGTGTTCCATTGTGCTGTTATAACAAGTGTATTGTTTACGGTTGTATCAAAGGTTGTATTATTAACAGTAGTAAGTACGTATCCTTCAAAGTTAGTTCCACTATTTTTAATATATGAAAATAATCCTCCCGATGAAATAGATGCTGTACCAGGACCTCCTAATGTTCTAACTGTAAAATATAAATCAAGCATCCATGATTTATTAGTTGCAGCATCCATTGCAATAACACCTGTGTCAGCTAGAATTACTCCAGACAATGTCTTAACATGAATATGAAGTGTTGCTGAACTTAAACAAGTAATTAGTCCATCTAATGCACATGTAAAAGAATCTCCAACAGAGAATCCATTTGCAGGAACACTTAATGTACCTACACCTGTTCCTACTATTGTTGTTTCTACTGTAGTAGCAGTTACTGGTGTACTGTCAGAAGTTTGAGCAAATAAACCAGATATTCCCATAGGACCTTGTATTCCTTGAATACCTTGAACTCCTTGAATTCCCTGTGAACCTTGATTTCCTTGCACACCTTGGGGACCTTGATCACCTTG